CCTTGGAAAAATGCATCATTCATTGCAGTACCAATGCTTATAGCAGTAGCCTTTGGAATTCCAGATAACCAGCTATTAGATGCAAATTCTGCATACCATTCTGGATCATAATTATAAACTGTAGCTGCATTACTTGTGTCAGCTATTGTAACTGTTACTGACGCTAGTCCGTTGTTTAATGATAATGTAAGTGCTTCGGCTCCTTCTGTAAGTAAATCAGCTGTTACATTAAGAGTAAGAGTAGCCTGCCCGTTAGCATTAATTATAAAGTTACCTGATAGCGGAGCTAGTCCTATGTCAGCACCAACAACGCCTGTAATAGCGTATGGTACTGCAACGCCGTTAGCAACATTACTTGTATTTAGACTTAGTGTTACTGTACTTCCTTCATTTACAGACGTCTTGTCTGAAGAAAGAGTATATGTTGGTGTATTAGCATCAACAGGAATATTAAATCCTGCCAACGATGTACTAGTAAAATATGTTGGACTAATTGATGTTATGCTGTTTGGACCAACTGCTCTATACTGTTGTACAGTACTAGTAAGTGTTCCGTCTACATTGTTATCTACATTGTTGTCAACAACAACGTCATTAAATTCTATTCTAAATTCTATTACAGAAGTACTTACATTTCTAGCTTTAATTGCATATAAGTTTCCTGCATAAATTCCGCTATATGATCCAGAGCCAGTTTTTAAATAACATGTTTGATATGTAGAATTTAAACTATTATTACCTATATAATAACCCTGTCCTGATCCACTTGGTAGTGTAGTTTCTGAACTAAACTTGACGTTGCCGATTTCACTACATAATGCAGCCCAGTCTAATCCTTTAGGAGTACTTGCTCCGGTATTATTTGATGATAACCTAATTTCACCACCTGAATTAAAGTAGTGTCTTCTTATTGGAGCACTGCCAAATGTTACTGTAAATGTATGATATATTAAACCGTTCCAAGTTGCTGTCCTTGTACTTGTTATTTTAGGTTCTAATGCTGCTTGACTAGTGTGTATTAATAATTTATCAGTTTCAATTTGAGTCATTAATGACTCGTAATCAGCAATACCTTTCTTAGTTCCGTCTGCGTCTGTAGCAGTAGTACCGGCGTTGTTAATTTGTGAGCTAGTATCTTCTGCAACAGAGTTAAGATCAGCAATAACTTGGCGGATGCCAGTTTCGTTTACACCTACTTGGTGTATTCTAGTCTTAACCATATCAGTATAGATATTGTTTATATCTTCTGCGTCAACTGTATCTGAAGAGTTATTAACTTGAGAACTTACTACCGTTTGGCCGTAACCGCTAGTCCCCGAGCCAGTCCCTAAAATAAGTGCGATTCTAGACTGTAAGTTATTTAATCGCGCTGCGGTAATATCTGCCATTAGTTAAAATCCTTAAACTTTTAACACACATTCAACTAATTTTTCGCCATCTCCGCCGTGTGTCTCAAGGGCAATTCCGACCATTGCATTAGTTGTAATAGTGCTACATACTCCATGTTCCCATGCGTATACTGCTTGTCCTTTCGATACCGGACCACTTACTCTTACTGGAACCCTGCCTTTTAAACCAATTGCTTGGCCTTCTGCTTCTGAGTTCATTAAGTATGCCGGGTTGTCTGATATAACACCAATACAAACATCTCCTACTGCTGCAGGCCTTGTTTCAGCTTCTCCGCCTACTGCCATTGCTGTTCCTACTGGGTGTTCAGTTTCTGTTGAATAAATTTCTGCTAAGTCAGCATAACGTGCTGATGTTGCTGTACCTTGGAATAAGTTAGCTGCAATATTTCCTGTTGCATCTCTAACTGCTACTGTATTATTTGATGAACTAGCACTAGCTGTTCTAAAATCTGTTCCTACTCGTAATGCAGTAGCTTTTGATGCTTCACCTGTAAATGCTGTTGCATGTACGTTTGAAAACTTTAATGATGCACTACCTAGTGCAAATGTATTATCTACTGCTGGTATAATTCCTGTTGCGTCAAATGTAGCTGAATGTGTAGTTGTACCCGAACCGTTAGTTGTTTTAACTTTTATTTTACTATTATTGCCAGTAACGTTTTGAATTACACCTTCAGACCCATTTTCAATTAACAACTGTAAATCTTGTGATGCGCCAATTTGTATTCCACTATCAGGAAATTCTACAGTAGTTGTAAATATTGTGTTTTGGCCAGATGCAGCTTCTTGAATATAACTAGAAGCAAGGGCTCCGCCTAATCTTAAACTGTCTGAAGCAGTACCCCAAAAATAATGTCCTGTTGGAGTTGTTATTCCGTTGGTTGCTAATTTAGTGTTAATAAGTGTAACACCTTTTTTCAGTCTATCAAATCCAGTTATTGCATTACTTGCAGCAATATCAAATTCAACTGCACTAATAATCATTACAGTTTCACTATTAAGTGTACCTGCTATAATATTTCTTTGGGTACCGTTTGTGTCAAGTACTTGCAAACTTTGCATTTGAGTTACGCCGTCGCCTGCATTTTGTGGACCAATTAATATAAAAATTGTTCCGTTGTACACATAAAGTTGGTTGTTTGTAGTGTCAAACCAAAAGTCGCCTATCGACAATCCTGTTGGTTCTGTTGCGGCAGCTTCTGAACCGCCGTTTGTTCTCCACTTTGTTCCATCATAAAATTTTAATTTAGCAACTGAAGTGTCGTACCAAATTTGTCCGCTTAACGGTCTAGCTGGTGCTGTTCCACCGCTAAAATTTTCTAACAAAAACAGGAAGTTTTCATTTTGTATTTCACCGTAACCTGCGTAGTTTTTACCAATAAACTTTAAATCGGTAGTTTGATCGATTGTTCCATCTTCTACGTTAGTTAAAAGCGTATTATTGTATCTATCTATTTGATATGCCATTCTTGCAACTCCTAAGTACTTATGTTATTTATCGTTTCGCGTAATCATTTAATATGCCGACGATGACTGCCATTGCCATGCCGTGCCGTTTGATTGAAATCTCATTAAACTACGTGTTGCAGATAGCGACACGTTACCACTAGCGCCAGCAAATACAATATCTTGTACTACTGATTCATTTAGTGTTCCATTAGCATCAACTGCTATGTAACTTATAGTCTTTGCCGAGTTTACATCAATGCCGCTTGCTGTTGCATTAGCGTATGATGTACAATGCAGTTTAGCTTGTTTTCCACTATTAATAGCTGCAGCAGGATATAAATCATTTAAATAACCAGCTACTGCTGCTTGTAATGTAGACCCTGTGCCTAATCCAGTAATATCAAATCCCATCACTATAGTTTCATTTGCAATTTCTGTATCTGCATAAATTTTTGTTGCAGCATCCTGTGACGCTGTAGGATCTTGTAATCCTGTAATTTTATGACTTCCAACAATTGCAATATCCCCGGTAGGTGTAATATTAATACCGTTTGCTGATGTAATATTAATTGCAGAAGCACTATTACTAATAGTATTACCATCAATGCCAATTGAGTCAACTTGCAATGCTGTAAGTGTTCCAACTCTAGTTAGTTCATCGGCATATAAAATATTTGATAAACTAGTATTTGTTAGTTTAGTTTGCCCGCCAATTTTAATTGACTTTGTTGTATCAGATATATCAATATTTTTATTAAACGTCCATGCATCTGTTGCAGCAAGCCATTGCATTGTCTTATTTGAATCTGTTGAAAGTAGTGTAACACCGCCTCCTTCTGCACCAACATCGTTACCACCGGTGCTATCTGACTGGTAACCTAATTCAATATTCTTATCTTCAACTCGCAATGTAACTGTATCAAGTGTAGTTGTTGTACCTTCTATAATTAAGTTACCTGTAGCTCTAATATCGCCTTCTACATCTAGTGTATATGCTGGTAATCTATTAGTTGTAAATATACCAACGTTAGAAGTACTTGCATCTACATATATTGCATCAACAATCAATGAGTTAAACTGTCCTGAACGTACACGCAGACTTAAATCGTGATTTAGTAGTTGGTTTTCTATATAAAATCTTTCACCAATAACTTTTTGTACATTGTTCTGCGAAAGACCAATTGTTAATCCACCGGAGTTTTGTACTGTTAATGCACCAGTAGTTACACCGTTTGCATTTGAAGGTAAAAATTGTTCAGCTGTCTTAGTAACGCCGGCGGCATCAGTAAGTGCTAAAGAACTATTAGCAATGCCATGCCATTTAAAGTTCGCTTTATCAATAAGATTGTAGCCTTCGTATATAATTCCTGATGTATTAGTTGCAGTAACTAGCCCTACAATTCTTTCTGCATATGCAGGTGTAAATTCTATATCACTAATTACAGCCTTAAGTGTTGCTCCAATATACAAATATGCTATTGTTCTTGATCTGCCCTGGCTATCAAGTAACTGCCCTATTTCAAACCCGCTTTTTTTCTGTGTAACTGAGTATTGTGGGCCTATTAAAATTATATCAGTTCCGTCAAATGCATATACTTGATTAGTTAAGTTATTAATCCACAAGTCGCCTGCAACCATTGTAGGTGTAGAACTTTGAACAAATGGTCCACCACTTGCTTTCCAAACAGTACCGTCATAAACTTTTAGTCTAGCTGATGTAGTATCCCACCATAGTTGCCCTGTTAACGGATTACTAGGTGCAGCAGCATTAGAGAAGTTTTCTAATAATTTTATAAAATTTTCATTAAATGCTTCGCCATATCCTGTATAGTTTTTACCTACTAGTGTAAGGTTTGTACTAGCTGTATCAATTTGGCCGTCAATTAACGCTGTAAGTAATGTACCGTCTGTCCTGTTTAGTTGATAGCTCATGTTGTAACTCCAGTATACATAATATAGTTAATAGCCAAGTAAGGATCAATTGTATTCATTGGAGTTCCTAGTGATGATGTAGTTTTAATACCACCACTTGAAGCTAAACCATGTGTACCTTGTGTACCCGAAGTAATTGAAAGTTGGATTGCTCCTGTATCTGTAGGCTGACCTGTTCCAACTCTAGTTGCATAATACTGTGTTCCGCTATCACCTTCCATATCATGTTCGTGTTCTGGTAAGTTTGCTAGTTGAAGTGCAGTATTTTGTGTACCACCTGTGCCACCAATACTATCAGCAGCAACATCTGTAACTCTGTTAGCACTTGATCCGCCCATTGCGTCTAAACCTAGTGCAAATCTTCCTCTCATGTCAGGTAAAGCAAAAAAGTTAACGCCGCTATCGCTAATAAGTGAAGAGTCTTTAAAATTAAAGCCAATTTGTAACCATAAATCATTATAGTCCGACTTACGTATCTCAGTTCCGTCACAAAATAACCATCCTAGTGGAGCAGTTGATCCACCAAACATAGACATTGTACCAATTGGTGTTAACGGTACTGATTTTAATAAATTAGCTTTTGTAATTCTAAACACACCAGTTGAACCAGTGGGTCTGTTTAATAATACTTCGTCGGAGTTTTCAGCAACATAGGTAACATTTTTGTTAGATATAAATGTGTTTGCAATTGACATTGAAAATGTCTTTGTACTGCCGCCTGTTTGTCCATCAAATTCAAAACTTGCAGCTTCAACATCTCCTGATACTGCAAACGTTGTAGCACTTGCTAATTTATCTGCAGATCCTGCTCTACCGCTAACTGTTCCACTAACGTTACCTTGAATGTTTCCGTAGAATGTATTAGCATAAATTCCATCGTATTTGTTTACTAATGTGCCAATATTACGTGTAGAAGCTGTGTCAGGCGCAACGTCTGTTGTAATTAAATTGCCTGCTACATCAACATTCCCGCCAACATATGCATTAAGTGCAATGCCTGCACCGCCAGTAGTTTTAATTGATCCTGTACTAATACTAGTACTATCAATTGTACTTGTTACGTCTATATACCCAGACCCTGCAACACCTGTTCTGGGAGAAACTTTTAAATTACCTGATACGTCTAGTTCTTGCTCAGGAGCACTATTATTAACTCCTATTTTACCACTTGCATCAACACGCATTACTGTAGGTGTAGTTGCGCCGTTACGTAATCTAAAATCAATATTAGATCCACTAGTGTTATGCTGAATAACACCCTGTTCTCCATCTACTTGAAGAGCAAGTTGTCCGCCAGTACCAATTATTAATCCGTCATTATTTTTAAGTTTTAAATCAAAGTTAGATATTGAAGTTTCATCAGTTCTAACAAAGTTTGCTGCTGGAACTACTTTTGATCCAATAACTAGTGCGTCTGCTTTTTCTGATGTTCCGTAATATTTTAAAAGCTCTGTTCCAAATAGCGCAGATGAACTAACATTCATACCTGCTTTAATACCTGTTGTAAATCCTGCAATAGCAGTTTTTGGAATAAATTCTCTATCACTAATAATAAAAGCTGTTTTATCTTTAACTTTAACTGAAAGTACACTATAACTTAAATTATCTGTGCCAACTAGCACATCTGATTTTGTTCCAGTTAACAAACCATCTGTAAATTCTGGTCCAACTAATACCCATGTAGATCCTGTAAACAAATATAACTGCTGACTACCTGTATTAACCCATAAGTCGCCTGCGCTACTATTTGCAACTGCTGGCTCAGAACTTGCTTTTTTAAGACCAGCTGCCGCTTGCCAAACAGTTCCGTCATAAAGTTTAAGTTGGTCAACTCCAGTTGCAGTATCGTACCATAACTGTCCTTCTACAGGACGCTGAGGTGCTGTGCTGCTTGCAAAATTTTCTAGTAAGTGTAAGAAATTTTCACTAATTGCTTGACCGTATGCGGTTGTAAATCTACCTGGTAAGCTTAAACTTGTTTCTGAAT